TTACTGGAGGAACCGACAGACTCGTCACCAGTGAATTGGAGTTGCTCAATGAGGTACTCGTGGGGGTTTTGTGCCATTCTGCGGCGCTCATCGGTATCCAAGAAGACGTAGTCAACGTAGAGGGATGCAGCGACAAGAGATTGGTTGTAGGCAGTGGTAACCTTGGCGGCCTTAACAGTGGAGTCGCAGTTGAGGGAGCTGACAGCCCATAAGCACTCATCAATGGGGCGGATGTCAAGGTTGATCTTGACCTCGTGGTATTGAAGAGCGATTAAAGGAAGAGCAAGCCCGGGGTTGCGGCAGTACCAGAATTGAAGAGGCACGTAAAGAGTTGTCTCAGGAAGAGCGTTGCGGGGAGCACACACTTGACGAGGAGCGTTAGACTCACATGGTCCATCAACGTCGTTGAAAGAGGGATCAGTGATGAATGTAAGTTGGGTGGTGTTACCAACCATCTTGTAGTATCCGCGTTGTTGCTCGGATGTAAGGGTAAGTTGGTTCCAGATGTGCATCCAGTCACCGTATTGACGGTCAATGCGTTGACCACCAATCTCAACCTCAACTTGAGAGATAAGTTGCTCTCCAGGGAAATCCAACCAACGGGCATACACACCGTCGTTGGTGGCAGCAGCAGAGCTACCGTTCTTCATGTGTTGGTTAATCTCAGGGAGAGTAACTTGAAGGTATGTACGGTAGCAAAGATCACCGTTTCTGCTGATGGTACATGTGACGCGACGACCGAAGTCGGCTTGTCCGTTGAAAGTTTGCTCAATGGACTCCATTGCGAAGTTTGTGTGGCGTCTGTAAGACACCTTCCAGAAAGTAATTTGAGGGTTGCCTGTAAGATAGACATCTTGGGCGCCGTAAGCTACGAGTTGCATTAATCCACCTCCCATGGTTATATTATTGCTAAATATTTTATTTTTTCTGGAAAATCCGCCGCAGCTACATGAAATTATTTAATTAATTTAAAATTAAAATTTTCCTTCAAGAATGTATGTATATAATTATCTGAAAAATATTCTTTTTTACCTTCATGATTTTTAATAAATGCGTATTTCTCGTTTATTTTACTGGATTTCTTTATTGTCCATCCATTATTTAACACATTATACATAAAATATAACAAATATGTGTTTCCATTACATTTATTATCATCTTCAAATAAATCACAATCGTTATTTATATTATTTCCATCGTTATTTGTATTTTTATTAGTTTTATTTGTTAAATAATTACTATCAGGTACAATTATTTTTCTTTTATTTTTTACAAGAATATAACAACATCTTCGTTTTTTTATAAACCAATCATTGTCTAAATAATGTTGAAAATATTCCATCATGCCTAAAAGCTCGGTACTTAATACATTGACATCATTGTTGTCAATTTTATCATATTCCAAATTAACATTCATTTTTTGATTGATAGAGAGAAAACATAATGACAATTATAACTTGTTATGTAAATTTTCTGTATAGACTGACTAAATGAAAAATGAATTACATAAATAATGTATTAAAAATATTCATGTAATTAGTTTATATATTGTATAATGCCATCCTTTAAACATAAAACCAATAAAAAGATAGTAATGGATGAAAAAAGTATTGTTACACTGGATAGTAAACATAAAGAACTAGAAAATGAGTTTAATATTGAAGCAACTGAAGTATTGCCTAATTTAAGAGCAAAACGGAAATATCTAAACAAAATATTAGAAGAACAAGCGTCCACATTATCTATTGAACAAAAATTGGAAATAGAAGATTCGTTGAGAGATATCAAGGAACAAATTAATGCCTCTAAAAAGAGTAAGAAGCAATACTATTTAAATAATAATAAACATATTTTTGAGTATTTTGAAAATAAAAAAAATATTTCAATGAACAATAGTAAAACAAAAATTCTAAATACTTTTTTTAAGATAAAAGGCGAAGAAGATGAGGAGCAAACGTCGCATATTAAAGACAATGTTCAAAAATATTTGTCAAATTTAGATGAATCTTTTATAGATGTTAATAAATTTGTGATAAGTACTGATATTTGTCAATATTGTAGAAAGGGTGAACTTATTCCAATTGATCACGAGGGAATTATGGTATGTAATCAATGTCATAAACATGTTCAATATTTGGTTGAAAATGAAAAACCGTCTTATAAAGAACCACCGAAAGAGGCATGTTTCTATGCTTATAAAAGAATTAATCATTTTCGCGAAATATTGGCTCAATTTCAGGCAAAAGAGACCACGCAAATACCAGAAGAGGTACTAGAAAATATCAAAAATCAAATTCGTAAAGAGAGAATTGAATTGTCTCAGTTAAATAACAAAAAGGCAAAAGATATTCTAAAAAAACTTGGTTACAATAAGTTTTATGAACATATTCCATTTATAAAGGATAAATTAGGAATAAAACCACCTGTTATGACACAGGAACTGGAAGAATCTTTATGTAATCTCTTTATGGAAATACAAGGACCATATGCTAAATTTTGCCCGGATGATCGTGTTAATTTTTTAAATTATTATTACACAGTATACAAATTATGCGAACTACTGGATCAAACACAATTTTTGCCCTATTTTCCAATGTTAAAAGATCGGGAAAAGCGAATAGAGCAAGACGAAATTTGGAAAAAAATATGCCAGGAACTTGACTGGGAATTCATACCTACAATTTAGTTATATAGACAATTTAGTTATACAGAAATATAATATTGATATGCTATTACATATCATTATTATACAATATTTTTGTAATTTATAGCTTATAGCCTTATAGTTTACATTGTACTATAGACACGTTGTCTTAAAAATAGTACTTGTTACTAAATAGGGGTCACAGTTTGAACTAGGACGTCTATCTTCAAAATAACCCTTTTCATTTACAATGGTATTATGTCCACGTCTTACCGACGCCCCTCTATTGGCGACGCCATCTGAAAATGTATCATAGGAAGCAGTTTCATGTTCACCAGTCATTCTCTCTTGATTACCTGATCCATAAACCTTCATGTGTTCATCATGTTTCTGCGACAATTTATGTATAGCTTCTTCAATATATTCTAATCCAGATTTATCACTTGTACCATGTCTCATATTTTTTGTGCTATAATTGGTATGACAACCCGAACCATTCCAGTCACCTTTTAATGGTTTTGGCTCAAAGCAGATTTTCAATTTATGTTTTTCTCCCAATCTTTGTAAAATATATCGTGCGGTCCATAAATGATCTCCAGCGCGAATACCGGTACATGGACCTATTTGAAATTCCCATTGTCCTGGAGCAACCTCAGCATTCATACCGCTAATTTTAATACCTGCGTACAAACACATGTTTAAATGCTCTTCTGCTATAGGACGCCCAATTGCGTTTTCATATCCAGCGCTACAATAATATTGACCTTGCTTACCATTTTCATCATAACCTAATGGCATGTTTGTTTTTGGATCAATTAAAAAATACTCTTGCTCAAGTCCAAACCATGGTTTTTGAAGTAAATCTTGATTAAATATCTTAATCGCAATGTCACGATTATTATTATAAAGCCTCTCGCCATTTGGTAAATACGTGTCACACAAAACTAAATAATGCTTATATGTTATTATATTACTTTTTATATTGAATGGATCTTTAAATACGGCTCTGGGATGAATAAATATTTCAGAATTATTACCTTCTGCTTGCCCAGTAGAACTTCCATCATAATTCCATACCGGAAATACGTGAATATGATGTAAACCACCATCCTCTTTATTTTCAGTATCCTGGTTAATATCAAGCTCTATGACACGTTTTTTACTTCGTAATTCATTATTACCACCTAACCAAATATATTCTGCGACAATTGTATTATTATATGTCATTTCGCAATATTATTATTATAATTTAATGTTTATATTATAAAAATTGATTGTTTATAAAATATTCATTATTATTATAACTTTTAAATATATAATATAAATTATGGATAATAATCTAACTATTAATCAAGATACGGAATTGTTTATGAACAAACCATTAACTAATATAGAGAATGAGTATATTACAGAACATGAAGCAAAAATGTATCATGTATTGGATGAACTACTTTATACTACAAATAATGTGTATTGTGGGAACGATATGTGTGAAAAAGAAATATGCAAACATGATAGTATAGAAGATGAATTTATGGATATAAATTATTACTTTTGCGATAATAATTATTGTCATAGCTATGGAATGTGGAGCCTGAGGTACGATTATAGAAAGTCAATGAGACGAAAAAGATAAATCATCTTAACTGAATTATATGTCTATTGTAGTAGTAATGTAGTAATTATCTGTATAACTACATTACTTTATTGTTTATATATTTTTTATTGAGCATATTGTGTATGGATGTCTATTATATTTACACTTTTGAATATTTACACCCTTGGCAATTTAAAAACCTCCAGGAAACTTCACAAGGTTAGCACCAATACCGAAACCAGCACCAGAGCGTGCACCAACAGCCAAGCTGGGAACATATGTATCAAGGATGCTAAATGTAGCAGCAGCGGTTAAAGCAATAAGAGCGACCTCATCTAAGCTCATTCCCTTCTTAGGGATAGCATATGCAGCGATGGCAACCATCAAACCCTCAACAAGGTACTTAATAGCTCTTTTGACCAATTCACCTAAATCTAACATGTCACCTAACATTATATAAATTAAAAAGAAAAAAATATTTTGTTTCAAAAACTTCTATAAAATATGTTACAGTACTAATATGATTACTACGAAATATTATAGTTTCATATTAAAATTACTTAAATAATACATTTAATACTTAGTTATAATGAGTTTTTCTAAACCTATTGATGATACAATGATACCGCCGAACGTTACATTGAAGACAAATCCAGATGGTAGTGAAAATCCTAAATATATTGATTTATTGGACGAAGATCGTGCCATTGCTGGGCAAAAATTCGCATGTCTATCTTTTATTTCACCAGAGCATATTATTAAGCAGAAGGACCATTTTTTCTTTGAAAATTTCATTAAGATGTGGGATATTAGTAAGTCATTAGAGAAATTTACTCAATTTTTAAATTTCATGGCTTACAAGTATCGTCTTGATTTTGATAAGATCAGTGAAGATTTTAAAGATTTTTCTAAAGACGAGAAGGAAAAAATAATGTCCTCTACTATTGAGGATGACTACAAGAATTTTTTAGATGAACATGAAGAACGTCTAGAAAAGGAATTTGGCGAAGCACATTCTTTCCAAACATCTGTACGTGGCATTAAGGTTCGCGGTGTATTCCCAACACAACAAGAGGCAGAACTAAGATGTAAGATGTTAAGACAAAATGATCCAAATCACGACGTTTATGTTGGTCCTGTTGGTATGTGGGTTCCTTTCCATCCGGAAGCATATAAAACTGGTCGCGTTGAGTATATGGAAGAAACCCTCAATGAATTGATGAGTGAAAAGAAGAAGAATGAGGATAAAGCTAAGGACGAATTTGATGCTCGTGTAAAGGAGACAAAGCAAAAGGCTATAGAAGAGAACAAGAAGAAGGCTGCTGAGTCTGGTAATAAATTGACTCAAACTATTAATAAAGACGGGGATCTCGTTTCAGTAGCAAATATGAATACTCAAGAGGCAAATATGGGAGATAATGTTACTATTGAAGATATCAAGACCGAACTATTTGAAGGTGAAAATGTCGTAACAAGTGACAAAAATGATCGCGGTCTTTCCGATTTAACCATGAATAAGATGTAATTATCAAAAAATAACAAAAATAACAAAAATAACAAAAATAACAAAAATAACAAAAATAACAAAAATAACAAAAATAACAAAAATAACAAAAATAACAAAAATAACAAAAATAACAGAAATAATAAAATTAAAAAATATCAAGAAATAACAATATATTAGTTATATCAACTATATTGTTATTGATTATATGTGATTTATGAATGTTTGTATACAGTATATATCTACAATTCTATATAGTAGAGTGATTTGGGGTAACAAGACCCACATTTATACTGGGTCATCCCAGTTATTCAAATCGTCGTCTGGTAGTTCTATGGCACTAGAAAAATCAGTAGTAATACCAGATTCCTTTATTTTCTTTTCTAATGCGTTATGTTCTTGTAAAGCGGTAAACAATTGGTTACGATTATTTAATACCAATTTACGATCAGTAATATAGTTTTTATTTCGTGCCTTAGAATCCATAATAGACTCATATTCAGTAGTTAATCCTCGTTTAGTTTCAATAATAGTAACATATTCTTCGTCCATTTGAGTCTTTATTAACTTCCACTCTTCTAGCTTTTCCTTGACATTTTGATGTTCCCATAGCTCTGTCTTTGTAAGTGGTCCTAGAACATCCATTCTATATTCTATCTTATTATGTAAAGTAGCATATTTCTCTCGCAAGTTATGTATTCTCTCCTTCTGTTCGTCTAGTTTAAAGTATTTTGAAACAGACAGCACAAGACTTATGTATGTTGAAATACCAATACCCGAAACAGAAACAATGGATTCGTCTGTTCCAAAATAATTTTTGGTTGATTGTAAAAATCCAGACAATGTTGAGAAGGCAATAACAGATATTTGAATATAATTAATATACTTTTCTAATTCACTAAACTTGATATCCAATAATCGCTTAGTAGACTTACATTCTTTCAAAATATACAGGTTATTATCAATAAGCGATTTTAATTCATTTTGAAATATTACAAATTCCCCTGTTTCCCTGTAACTATTTTTATCTCCATATGTAATTTTATCATCGTATTTATCGCTTGTGTCATTAGACTTTGTTTTATTAGATGATTTATTAGGATTATTAATAGTTTCGCTATTGTGCTTCTTAACACCATCATTACTTTGTTTTTTAGATGGTTTCACTTCGTTAATGTCTAAACCTATATTATTGCTTTGATCATCACCTCCGTTTTTTCCTGGTATTTCATCAGTATTATTTTTTATATTTTTGCTCATTATATAATATTAACACAAAAAAAATAATAATAATTACCTACGCATAACAGTTATACTTTTTACAAAATGAAGTCAAGTAATACTCTTACCATTTACTTTTTTTAACATGTATTTTAGGTCCGGCCCCCTTTTTTTGTACACTATTTGGATCATATATCTCGTCTTCGTCATCACTACCAATATCTTTTGACAGTTCCCAAAATTCCTTCGAACCTAATTTAAAATTGCCATGATTTTGAGCTTTGTACCAATAAATTTGATCTTGAAGTTTATTTGATTTAGCGTTATTATCTATAACAAGACATTCAAAATTTTCAGTACATTGATCCATCACTTGGCAAAATGATTCAAACGTTGGAAACATACCCGCATAATTTTCCCATATACGTTTTCTATTTGCGATATAAGGTTCTCTCAATATAAATACGTAATCTATATTTGTTCTCAAATTTGGTGGAATACCTAATGGATATTGCATAGTAATAATTAACATAATCTTCCAATGTCTACCATTCATGAATAATAATCTCATTAGTTTATCCTTTGTCCATTTATTATCATATAAACAATCATCTAGAATGACAAATGCCCTAGGATCAATATTTGTCCTTTTATATGCTTCCATTTCCTTTTTAATTTGCTTTAAAACAGTTTTTTGTCTTTTCAAAATATTTTCAATAATAGCAGAATTGTATTCATCATGAATAAATAATTTAGGCACATGTTCAGAAAAAAAACCATTACCAGCTTCTGTACCAGATATAACTGTTCCAATTGGAATATCTTGATGATGAAATAATAGATCACGAACCAAAAAACTTTTGCCAGTATCTCTTCTACCTATTAATACAACCACCGGCCCTTTGTTTTCATCAGGACGAAAACTAATATTCTTCATATCAAATTTTTTCATATCAAGTGACATGTTTTAACTTCTAAAAAGAAAAAAAATGTAAAATGATTACGAAAAAATTAGTTTAAATGACTTATTATATTTACTATTAGAATAATAAAGAATGGCCTTTTCTTTGTATTATCAAAAAAACAAAAACGAAGAGTTATTTAAAACTTTAGAAAATTCTCAATTAGGTCTACATGATTTACAGAATTATGTTCCTTTGTATGAAAACTTCTTTTCTCTCAACGACACTAATTTCAACAGCATTAACTTAAATCAAAAATACTATCTGTATTCATTAAACGAAGAATTAGGAAAAAATACTATCAAGGCACAGGTTGCAGATATTTCTAATAATATTTTTGAAAGAGAGGTTTTTTGTAAATTTTCACCATTATTAGACCCATTGAAGTATTTGACTGGTAAGTATGATATATCTTCAAATACCGATATTCCTTTACCACAATATAATACACATACCCCTTTTCCTAAATTACATGATAAAAATAATGCTGCGTATATAGATTCTTTTTTTACCTATTTGTCTAGCCAACTATTACATAATTATGCTTTTTTAAACAGTATTGATTATTATGGTTCATTCTTAGGTAAACAAAAGAAATTCCAATACAATATTGTTGATGATATTGATTACTTGAATGAGAGTGATAATTTTCACAAAACTAAAAATGAGTATTATTCAATAGATAACGATGATCATGCTACTATATTTAACATAGATACACGAACTAATAAGAAGAGATTAGTTATAAATGATAAATTGCCTGATATTACTTTAGACTCTTTTAATAATGATGATTTTTCCTTATTTACTACAGATCATGAAATCATTGATACGACTATTAATATAGACAAGAATGCGAACAATAATATACAAATAATTGATTTAAGTCAAGTTTGTATTTATGACCAACCAAATATAAAATCTAAAACATCTGGAACCGAATCTGTTAGTTCAGAATCAACATATAGTTCAAAGTCATCAAACACGTCTATATATGACTTTTCTAGCGATGATGAAAATGAAAATGAGAATGAGAATGATCATACTAATAGAGATAGTAACATAGATGGTTGTTTGGATAGTGAGGATGACACTAGTTGTAGTTCAAGTGATTGTGAACATGAAGAAGACGTATTTTGTTCAATCTTTAATTTTCCAATTCAAATGATTACAATGGAAAAATGTGAAAATACATTGGATTATCTCATGGAAAACGATTTATTAGATATCAATGAATGGACATCTTGTCTTTTTCAAATTATAATAACACTTTCACTCTATCAGAAGACATTTTCGTTTACTCATAATGATCTACATACAAATAATATTATGTATATTCCTACAAATAAACAGTTCTTGTATTATTCATTAAATAATGTTACTTATAAGGTTCCCACATATGGTAAACTATATAAAATAATTGACTTTGGTAGATCTATTTATAAATTTAATGGTAAAATTATGTGTAGTGATAGTTTCCATCCTAAGGGTGACGCAGCATCTCAATATAATTGTGAGCCATATTTGGACAATAATAAACCACGTTTGGATCCTAATCCTAGTTTTGATTTATGTAGGTTAGCGTGTTGTTTATATGATCATTTTGTAGAAGATATATTTGAGGCTGAATTAGTATTCAAGCAGAACAAACTCGCAAAGATGATTGCTTCGTGGTTAATAGATGACAAGGACAGGAATATACTTTATAAAACTAGTGGTGAAGAGAGATATCCTGAGTTTAAGTTATACAAAATGATAGCTAGAACAGTTCATAGTGCTATTCCTGAGCAGCAATTACGCAATGAGGTATTTAGCTCTTACGTGATAAGTAAGAAAAAACTCAATAAAAATATAAAGGTAATGAACTTGGATAAAATACCTAACTTACAATAAGGTATATTTTTTACATGATAAGGTTGTATAATTGTATAATTGTATAATTGTATAGTTGTATACAGTAAATGATGATCATAATAGGTAATTATGATTATCATTAGAAAACGTATTCTAGAACGCTGGTTTGTCTACAAACGCCATCGTATTCTTTCCACCAACCTTTAATTCTTTGCTATCAAATTGTGAATACATATAAATGCCAACAATTGATGCGAAATATACTATCAAAGTCTCTTTTATAACTATTTTTAAAGGTTTCTTTTCATCATCAGGTAAAAATTTCATTTCTAGAAATTTAAACAAGAAAAAAACTGTTGCTATTGCTAAAGCATATATAAACATGTCGGTCATTTACATTAACTTAAAAAAAAGTTAATGTAAATTTTACGAATTATGACAGCCATGTTTGTTTTGATTCATTATTTGATCATTTATGTTAATATTTCTATTTCTTCAAGACCAATGGGGACCTTATTTAACTCCTTTGGCTTTTCTAAATCATGAACATCTAGCTCGGTCAAGTTTATTTTATCACCTATTTTTATTCTATCGTTATCATCCTCTTCCTCCTCCTCTAGCTTTCTTGCTTCGTATCTTTCTTTGCTGATTTGCTCCAATCGCTCCACATCTTTTGGGGCTGAAATTTCTTCAATCTCATTTGTTGTGCTAATGGCCTTATCAACATCGTTAAATTGAATTTTTCCAATTGAATTACTAGCATCATTATTATCTATAGTTTCCATAGGTTCTAATGGATCAATGCGCAATTCACTTTTATGACGATTGTTATCATCACTATTAACATGTTCATTCATTTCTTTATCATCTTCTTCATCATCACGTTCAGTGTCATCTTCTTTATTATCTTCAATAACTGGTTCTGTAGAAATAATTTCTTCGCTTTCTTCCACTTGAACATCCTCCTCAATAGACTCGTCTAAATATACCTTTAAAATATTCTCAACAGGAATATTATCTCGTATAGTATCTAATATTTGTTCTCTTATAATCAACTCTAATTCACGATTGTGTTTTTGTATTTGAAGGGGGGTAATATTTTTTTCAAATAAATAAATATTTGTGTATATTTTTCTAGCAGAATTTATGTATACTTTATGGACAAAATCATTTAATGATGGCACGTTAATATCAATCTTCTTTTGCTTATTTCCACTGCGCATACAAGTTAAACTCTTCAATTGGATAATATGAACACAACTAATTAAATCAGTTAAATAACCGCAGTTGCTCTTCTCAACTATTCGCTTAGTTTCTTCTTCTAAAATAGAAGGATTCCACTTGGGGATTCTTGCCAAAAAATTTTGAAATGTCATCAAGTACTTCTCAGTCTCATCATTTTCCTGACATAACTTCCAAGCTTCATCAAATATTGATTTGAACCCTTCAATCGTCAATGGTGTAAATATATTGATTAATCTCGCACACCATTCATTTCTAGACTCTTGTAAACTTGAAATAGAATAGTCGTCCATTTACATAAAAGAGATATTTTCTAATAGGTAATCTAAACGCTTTAGAATAAAATTTAATATACAAGCCATAAGTACCTTTTCATCCCTAAACTCTCCCTTTATCTTTTGAATAAACACTAAATATTCATATTTTTTCATTTCATCTATTGTCATCGTTTTAATATATTCAGTTAAATCCAAAGCACTAAACCCCTTTTCATATAATGTTTCGCTAATGCTAATAATGTTTAAATGTGTTATTTTTTCCAATTCAGTCTTAAGCTTGGTATTTTTTTGCTTATTAAGTTTTGTGGAAGAAAAACATTTGTCTAAATTATATTTATGTAAATTAATTTCTTTTCCATTTACAACTGGTTGGGGGATAAATATTTCACAAAACCGCGACAAAATTGGTTTTAAAAGTTTATATTTATCATCTACTACAATGAAAAATCGTGTTGAATGACTAAAAAGTTCTATACAACGTCTTAAAGCAGATTGGGCGTCAATTGTTAATTTATCAGCATTTAATAATATAATACTCTTAAATATAGTTCCTTCCTGTAAATTCATATTTGCTCTAGCAAAAAATTTGAGTTCTTCACGTATAAATCTAATACCTTTCCCATGAGCACAATTTACAATCATTACGTATTTTTTCATGTAATTTTCCTCATTCTTATATATCTCTTTTAAAAAATTGAATATTAGAGTTTTCTTACCCGAACCAGAGACACCATGGAATATTAAATTCGGTATTTTCTTATGTTCTATAAAATTATTTAGTTTATCTACAATATTTTTATGGATTGTTAATGACATCAAAATATATTATACTATTTATATCATTACTTTTAATTCTTTTTACGTTATTCTATATAATATATTATTTCAAACTTAATATATATATATTAACAGAATGAATCATTTAGTGTATGATTTATTTAGTGGTGTTGGGTTTTGTAATCAGTTATTTTCACTAGAAACGGCCATTTATTTAGCTAATATAAGTAATCGTAAACTAATTCTACTAATAAAAAATCCATTATGTCATTGTGGTAGTTCTTCATGGCAATATGGAACATTTATGGATTTCTTTAGTGATGATTATTTAAAGTATTTGCCACATGGTATTGAAATACATTATGGTTCTGTACCGACAGAATATAATGACATATTGAGTAATAAAGAGAAAACTTACAATGTAAAATTTGGAAATAAATTTTCTCAAATTGGGTTTATAGATAACAACATACTTACATTATATAAAAAAAATATTAACCACAGTACTATTAAAAATTTTTTAAATGGTAGAACCCCACGAATTTTAGATTTATCTAAATGGACACATGAATATGTTTATATAACAGAATCAAATGCTTCCCGATGTTTTTCCAATTTTTTAACGTCTACTGATAATTACCAATTAATGTCAAATATATGCGAATCTTTGACTTGTTTACACGAATCGTTTTATTCAATATTTAATCAATTATCATGGCCTAATGAATACATAAGTATTCATTTCAGATTTGGCGATACCCGCTTATCAACAAAGGTTGTTAACTCTCGTTGTAAGGATGATATTAGTCACGTACTACAAATATTACAAAAACATAAAAAATGTAATAATCAAATAGTAATTATGGCGGACAGAAAAGATACCTTATATTTTACTAATATCAATAATAGTATTGATGCCAATATTACGTTTACTGAAGATATAATTAAAGATGTAGATTTAAGCACATATTTTCCCAATATTACCAATAAATCAGTAGTTCAATTCTTATTACAGAAATATATATGTGAAAAGGCGAATGTGTTTATTGGGTATGAAGGTAGTACAGTTTCACATCATATACAGTATATTAATTATATTCAAAATAAACCATACCAATATTATACCCATAAAGATGTTGTTCACAACCCTGATGAATGTTCGTGGTACATTAATGGTGTATGTGGTGGTGGAATAGGCTGGAAACTATTTTTTCCCGATAATATATTTTTGAACAAAAATAAGCATTATATTAAATACCAATATCGCAAATTAATAGATAAACCAAATAAAAAAATTATTAGTTTCTCTTTGTATGGTATCGGAAAACAACGTGATGAAAAAAGGAATTTTTTAAAAGGAATGTATGTAAACTATGAGCTAGCAAAACAAATATATCCGGATTGGATTTGTAGAGTATATATCCCATACAATGAGTCATATAAATATATTCAACCATTGTT